CATCTCCTTTAGTATATCAGCATCAGGCCCGCCTGGGTTATCTTTAGTTTCTAGAATTAGTTGTCCACTATATTCTAAAGAGTCTAAAATTTCTTTCTCACTTCTTTGTTTTCTAACTTGAGAGTTACTTTCAAACATGTCTTGAAACTTTGCATCAACGACTCTCATTAGTCTTTTCATCAATCCTGGTCTCTTAGCTATTGATTGTGCCTTTGAACCTAATAATTTAATAGTCTCAGTAGCAATAGCATGATGAGATCTAGTTCCTTGTCCTCCAGGAAATTTTCCCATTCCTGGTGCACTTCCACCAGGTAAGTTAGGGTCATCAATTACTCTAAAATCTCTTGGTAGTTTTTTACCATGAGAATAAATTATTTGGTCAGGCTTCATTTTAGTTAAAAAGTCTCTTACCGCTTGTTTTAGCATATTATTAAATGCTTCTTCCATATTACCTTTTGACCTACCAGATTTAGTTCTAGAGTCAAATTTTCTTTTATACTTAAAGGTAATTGAAGTATCGTTTACTTCGGCCGGTCCAACTGTTTGCCATAGTCTTGCTCTTCTATTCTTCTTACTTACTGATGCTCTAATTGCTGCAGTAAATGCTTTCCAATCTACTAAATGATTTGGGTCAGCTATAATTTCAACCTCTCCAGCTAACTCTTTGCCTTTGCCTCGATTAAACTGTTCTGCTATTATGCTATCAAATATCTTTTTAGTTATAATGGTTGTTCCTTGAGTAAACAATTCTCCAAAATCGTATACTCCTAATCTATTTGCTATTCTTCTTTCAATTTCGTCTATTAAGTCTTTTCTAAGTTTTACAGACATTAAATTACTACTCTATACAAATCCAGTACCCTTTTGATGTGGTCTGGAAAATCTGAGGAAGTTCTTATACCTGAAGTTCCTTGATTCTGTACAGTAGCGCCGCCTAATACTCTACGCTCTTTATGTTCATCTTTAATATAATAATTTACTAAGTCAAAGAGTGCTAGTTGTAGGTCTCTAGGTGTAGAAGCAAAACCAGCTTTATATGTGATTCTTACTGCTCCCATTCCTTTTGCCCAACCAATTTGTGCGCCTTGTTCATTTGTTCTTACTATTGCATCAGCATCGGTATCAACAAAATACTGGTACTTACCAGTTGTTAATTCAGAATAACTTTCTGAATAAGTAGTTCTTTCTTCAACTTTACTTACTTCAATCAACGGACTTTCACTCATAATAATGGTGCTTGTGTGATTATCAGTAATGCTAAAAGTTTCAACTTTGTTTGAACTATAGTAGTCTACAAACGATATTCCGCAATACTTCTTAACTAAATCAGATACCTGTGGTACTATAACAGCTAGACGGTCATCGTCCTTCTCGCCTCGAAGACCTTCTGCATCCTTGTATTCATTTACTGTTATTAAATCTGCCATAGTTAAAAGTGTGGGGTTTTAGGTAAACCCCACAAAAACCGTATAAGCTAATATTAGCTAGCTTTGTACATGAAGCCCCACTTAGATGTAGCACCGTCGATTAGGTCAATAAAACCTATTCTTTGAGAAGCCACTAGGACTCTTCTTTGGTTTGCTACTTCGTAGTCTGACTCAATGGTTACACCTCTGAGTCTTGGTAAGACATAGTTTCTTGGGTTAACAGCGATAGCTGCGAACTTAGATACTGCTGGTGTTGCAAATTCATCACAAAGAAGAACTCTTGAACCGAACACTTGTCCGATTTCACCAGATAGTTTTGTTGCCATGTCACCAACTAGGTTAGCGTCTTGGAACTCAGCATCTTCGAGTAGTTCATAGTAAGATCTTTGTGATACAATATAAACTACATCACTAGGATTCACACCATATTTACCCATGTTTTTTCTCATTTCAAGTAAGTCAGTTGCTACAATCTTCTCAGATGCAAAAGCAGTTGCTGATTGTGTGTAGTCACTGTCATTTCTTGCTAAGTGTAGTAAGCCTTCGAA